TTTTTTCTTATTATTGTAAATCCTGTAAAATCATTATTAAATATATTTTTTGTATAATATAATTTCTTATTATCATCAATATTCATTATATTAACTTTCTTTGCTTCATTTCCACCAATTAAAGGTGTCATATCATTAAAAATAATAAAATTACTTAATGAAAAATCATATTTATCCTTTTTAATCTTTATATTTGTTAAATAATAATTAACTTTATAATATTTATCTTTTTTGATTTTAATTTTATATGTATCTTTTATTTTAATATTTGTTATTATTTTTATTTCACAAGAATTAATAATATTTTTATATTTATTGAATATTTCATTTGAATATGGACTAAAAAAGTATTTTTTGTTTATACAATAATTATTATCATATCTCATTAAATTTTCTACTGTATCTAAAACTAAATCATCTGTATTTGGTTTTTTACTATATTTTGCTTTTAATAATTTTATATTTCTATAATTATTATAAAAATTTTGAAATTCTATTTCAGGTATATTTTGTAAATAATGTATAAAACTTTTTACACAGTCAATAATCATAAAAATATCATTCTTATTATCAGTTAATGGTGTTATACAAATATTAATAACCATTTGTTTATCATAATATTCATCAATATTACAATTAATATCAAAACATAAATTTTCTTCTAATAAATAATATGCTAAAGATTTTTCATATTTTGATTTAATTATTTTACTAATTAAATATCTTGTTAATTGAGAATTATCATAATCTTTTTCATCACAATTAAATATTAAAAATATATTTAAAATATTTTGATTTGATACTGAATTATAAATAATTAAATTTTTATCTTTTAAACAAAAGAAATCATCAAACGCTTTATTTTCAAGTTTAGTTGATGGTATAGTATTAAATATTGGTAAATATTGATAAACCATATCTTGAAGACTTTTTGAATCAGCAATACATACAAAAATATTATCAGATCTATAATACTTATCAAAAAATCTTTTAATATAATCTCTTGTAATATCCTTTAATGAAGAATTATTACCTGTTCCAAAATTTTTATAATTTGATTTTTTCATAAATTTTTTAAATAATGATGATATTATCCAATCATCTGAGTTAATATTTTTATTATGTTCTGAATTTATTATATTTTTTTCTGAATCAATATTTTTTTCATCTAAAAGTGGTTCTTTAAAAAACCAAACTAATTTTTCAATTGCTTCCTTCATTTTATTTGTATTTATATTAATAAAATAACAAGTTGAAGTTTGAGTTGTATAAGCATTATCATAACCACCCGAATTTTGAATAAATGAATGAAAATCATTTTTATCTGGATTTTTTTTATTTCCTAAAAATAATAAATGCTCTAAAAAATGAGCTGTTCCTCCAAATTCATCATCTGAATATCCTGTATGAACTCCAACACAACAACTTGATTTACTTAATTTTTTATCACTTATTAACACAGCTGTTATATTATTGTCTAATTTAAATCCTTTTATTTCTCTTTTATCATTTTGGGTTTGTAAAATATCAAAAGACTTGTATGCCATAATCTAATATATTAAATATATAAAAAATATTATAAAAAATGTATAAAAATTTTAAAATAAAATTGAAATCTATTTTATATATAAATTATAAATTAATAATGTCCTTTGATTACATAACCGAAACAAATAATACTATTAATGATATTGTTAAATTAGAATTTAATAGTAATGAAAAATATTATAAAAGTGTTCTTAAACTTCTAAATAAAATATTTGATAATGAAAGTAAAACAATTTTAAGTATTAAACCAAATAAAGCTATTATTACTCCACAAATATTAAAATTTTATAATAAAATTATTGATAAATTTGAATTAAATAAACCTCTATTTGATATTGATAATTTTGATGATGAATATATTTATACTAATAATGATATTGAATATATTGTAGAACGGATTTGTAATAATTTATTAAATAAAATTAACTACAAATTAACTTCATACAAATATAATAATAAAAAAAAACATAAAATTATATCAATATAATTATTTTTATATAAAAAAATTGAAAATAATATTTAAATAATATTATTATCTAATAATGTTCTTAATATACAATTTTTCTATTTCAGAAAATTATTATGATTATAATATTTCTAACGAAGTTTCAAGTAATAATATAAATTTTGATGAGTTGACTAAGCATCCAAAAATATTAAAAAATAATGATGTTTATAAAAAATATAAAGAATTAAATAAATATTGTCCTAATATTAATATTATTAACGAAGATCTTAAAAAAGAATATAATATAGAGTATGATATATTTGATATTTATTATATAAACTATTCTAAAGAAGAGTTTGAAATTGTATCTTTATTTTTTCATATTAATAATATTGAATTAATAGATAATGATAAAATTGAAAACATTGTTGAATATCCAGAATATAATTTTTTAAGAACTTTGTTTGATAGAACAATTAAAATACAAAATAATCTATTAGATGAATATAATAAAAAATTTAATATTGAATTTATTAAATTTAAACAATCAATAGAAAAAAAACCTAAATATAAATTAAAAAAAATAAAATTAGATTTATTGAATACAAAATTATATAATTATCAAATAAATAATTTAAATTGGATGATTGAAATGGAACAAAAACCGTTAAAACATCATATAACCAATAATAAATTATTATTTTTATCAGATGACCGTATTTATAATTTAAATGATAATAAAATTACTTACAAAAATCAAATTAAAAAAACAATAATTAAAGGTGGAATAATTTCTGATGAACCAGGACTTGGTAAAACTTTACAATTATTATCTTTATGTTCTTATAATTTAAATATAAAAACATTAATATTAGCTCCAGAACATTTAATTGATTATTGGAAAGAACAAATTAAATTACATTTCAGTAAAAACTTAGAAAATATTAAGATTATTGGATTTGATACATTAAAATATTCAATAAATGATTTTAAAGATTATAAAATGGATAGATTAATTATTGACGAGATACATGAATTATTACCATATATTGTAAATGAAGAAGATGAAATATATGAAAATGAAGAAATTTTTGAAATGTTAATTAAAATGGATTGTAAATATAAATGGGGTATTACTGCAACACCATTTATTAATAATAAATCATTATTTTATTTGATACAATATTTAACTAATTATGAATTAACATATGAAAATATTTATAGATGTTCTTATATTTGGGATTTGTTTCCTAAAATATTTAGAAAAAATATGTATAATAATGTATCAAATGAAATCATTTTACCTAAAATTAATATACATAATATATCTTTACAATTAAATATTAATGAAAGATTAATATATGATTCTGAATTATCATTAAAAGAATATGTTAATGAAGATATTTTAAGACAAATATGTTGTGATATAACTATGGATTATACTGATGAAAAATATATGAATATTAATGATTTCAAAAGAATAATAATAAATAAATTTGAAGATAATTATAAATATGAAAATAATAAATTAGATTATTACAAATTGATAAATTCTAACTTATTAAAAAGTAATAATTATAATAATTTTTTAAAAAAATTCGTCCATAATGATGAAAAAATAAAAAAACTTAATTCATTTAATGAGAAAAAAGAAAAATTAAAATATTTAACTGAATTAATAAAAGAACAAAAAAATATAACTAACAATCAAAACAAAAGATTAAATTTTATTAAAAATCAAATTAATGATGAAAAAAAATGTCCTACTTGTTTAGATATTATTAATGAAGATGAAGAAAATTATTGTATATTGCCTTGTGGTCATATATTTTGTAAAATATGTAATGAAATATTAATATCACAAAAGAAAAGTAATTTTACTTGCTCTATATGTCGTAAAAACACTGATATTAAGGATATATACACAATATCTGTAAACAATGAACTTAAACATAATTATAGTTCTAAAATTAATAAATTAATTGAAATCATTAATCAATTTGATGATAAGGTTATTGTTTATTCACAATATGATAATATATTGCTGAAATTAAATAATATATTGCAAATTGAAAATATTGATAATATTATTTTTAAAGACAGTTATGATATTGAACAATTTAAAATAAATAGTAAAGTTTTATTATTGAGTTCTAATAAAAATTCTTGTGGAATTGATTTATCTTTTGTTAAAAATTTAATTATTTTTGAACCTATTAAAGGCTCTTCAAATTTTATGAAAGATGTTGAAAAACAAATTATTGGAAGAATTTATAGAATAGGTCAATTAAATGAAATTAATATTTACTCTTTAATTACTCAAAATACTATTGAAGAAACTTATTATAAATAATACAAAGTATAATAAAAAAAATAAAAAAATTTATTTATTACTAATTATTAAAAGAAAAAGACAAAAACCGTAATTATGATAAATTTATTAAAAGAAAAAGATAAAAAGAAATTAAAACAAAAAAATTTATTTTGGATAAATCTATTAAATGAAAAAAAAAGAACAAATATTATATAATGAAAATTAAAATTTAAAAAATAAAAAATTAAAAAATAAAAAATTAAAAAAAATAATTTCTAAGATATTAAATAAATCAATAATTTAATTATTTGATGAAAAAAAATATTAAATAATTCAATAACTGAAAAAAAGAGAAAAAATAAAATATTTTATTATGATAATTTAACTGTGGTATTTTTTCCAGAGTAAATAATTTTCATTAATTATTTCTTCAGCAAAATATTTGTCTTGGATTTTTCCATTCATTCCAATATAATTAGTAATATTAATATTTTTTTTATAATTAACAAACCAATTAATAATTGAATTTAATAGGTTTGGTATTTCTCTTTCAACATCATTTATGTTATATAATTTATCAAATAGTATGTCATTACTTGAAATAGCAATTACTTTCCAATCTGTTTCATTATCATCAATAAGAGGTATTATTCCTAATACTTTTACTTGTTTTATTTCTCCAACTTTTATTTGTTTTAAACCAATTTCAATAACATCTAAAGGATCATTATCTCCTTTTAGATTGGTTAATTTTGAAATTACATTGGGGTCTTCAAATGTTTGAGGAAAAGCTCCATAATTAAAAAAAATATCACCATAATCATATTCTCTTGGTTTATTATTAATAGTGTCTTGAATAATTGAATGATATTTATGTTCTTTATTTATTTCATATTTTTTTCTGGTCCATTTAGGTATTTCACAAATAAAATTATATAAATATTCTTTATTTAATAAACTTTCATTCCAAGGATTACCAAAATCAGAATAATATTGTTTTATAGGAATTTTTAAAGGAATATCATTCCAAGGAGAAATTGGATTATTATTATTGTAAAAGTTAATTATATTATTTTCATTTTTAGTTGTTATATTATTCATCAAAATATAATATATAATTATAATTAAAAATTGAAAAAAAATACTAATAATAAAATATAATACTAATTAAAATGGATGAAGATGATTTAGAATATCATTTAACGGATATTGATAATTTTAATAAAGATTATATTGATATTAATAGAGACAGTATAACAAAGGATAAAACTATTAATAATATTTATAATAATCAAATTGATGAACCATTTCATAATTTTTGGTTTTTAATAAATCATTGTAAATTTATTAAAGGATATAATGATTTTAATACTTTATATTTTGCTTTAAATATAAAAAACAAAGAACATAAAACAATATTAGATTATTTAAAGAAAATATTAGAATATATAAAAGAAAATTATGAAATAAAATTTAAAAATGAAAAATTTACATATAAATTATTGAGAGAAAAAGATTATAATTATCCTATTGTTTTATCTTTTAATAAAAATGATAATTCAAATATAACAAATAATGATGGTGATGAAATTAATTTTATGGATTTAAAAAATAATAATTTAATAAATTATAGTATTTTATTTGAAACAAATTATTTCTATGTAAAAGATAATACTATATATTTAAATCTAAATATAATTACACTTCAAAGTAAAGAAACCAATAAAAAAAAATTTGGTAATTTAAATATTATACCAAAAACTATTCAAAATATTAAACCACAAACTATTTCTTATAAAACTAATAATATTAAACCTCCTGAAACAATAAGTGAGAAAAAAAGTATATTTCAAATTGATTCAAATATTCTTATGCAAAAAATAGGAAATCTTAAAAAATCTCAAAATGAAGAAACTATAAAAGATAATGAAGAAAAATCTAATCCTGGAGATGCCTATTTAGAACAAAAAAAGTTATTAAAAACATTTACTATTGATATTCCACCAGAAAATATTGATAAGAAAGAAAAAAAGGATAAGAAAGAAAAGAAAGAAAAGAAAGAAAAGAAAGAAAAGAAAGATAAGAAAGATAAAAAAGATAAAAAAGATAAAAAAGATAAAAAATTATAAAATTATAAAATAAAATATTATAATTTATTTATATATATAATGAATAGTGAAGTAATTACAGTAGCAACACATAAAGAAGGATTATTTGATAAATTGATTAATAATAAATTTAATGTTAAAATAACAGTTTTAGGAATGGGAGAAAAATGGACTGGATTTGATATGAAATTTAAATTGATATATAATTATATAAAAAATTTACCAGATAATAAAATAATAATTTTTGTAGATGGTTTTGATAGTTTAGTAAATGGTAAATTAGAAGATGCTGTTAAAATTTTTAAAGAAAATAATTTTAAATGTTTATTTTCTAAAACAGTAGATAAAAAAAACTTATCAAAAATTGAAAGTATTATTACAAAAAAAATATTTGGAAATTGTAAAAATAATTATACAGGAAATTCTGGTTTATATATGGGATATGTTAAATATTTAAAAATAATTTTAAATGAAGCTCTAAAAAATAAATGTAAAGACGACCAAGTTGTTTTAAATAAAAATTTATGTAAAAAATATGATTTTATTGATATAGATATAAATAATTTAATATTTGAAAATATACTAGATATAAATAATATTCAAAATGTTAAAGCTATTTTTATATCTCAGTCTGGAAAAATAACATTAAAAAGAGGAATTAGAATGTTATTTGAATACGGACAATTTCAAATAGATTATATTTTAATAGTATATATATCTATTTTCATAATATGTATAATATATAAATTATATAAATCAATATTTATTATAACATTAATATTATTATTATACTTTAATGAGATGGATAAAAGTTGTTTATTGTAAAATATTTCTAATATTATTAAGTAATATCCATAATTGAAATTCTTCATTACATCCACTATTAATATTATTTTCAGTATTTGTTAAATCAAATAATATTTGTGATTTAGTTTTATCATCTATTTTTTGTTTGAGTATAAATTTAACATAACACTCTAATATTGAATTGAATAAATAACCTTCATTATTTAATTCTCTTGATATATTAATAACATCATCACAATTTGTAATATTTGAAATATATTTATTAAACTTTTTATATGTAATATATCTGCTATTTTTATAAATATTTTTTTTATTTAATTTGATATTTAGATATTTTAAATTTTGTAAAAATAAAATACATTTTCTCATATCACCAGAAGACAATTTAATTACTGCATTTATTCCTGATTTTTTAATATCTATATTTTCATTATTTGAAATTTCTAATATTTTTTCTTTAATATTATTACAAGGTATTTCTTTAAATTTAAATTTCATACATCTACTTTGTATTGGTTCAATAATATTATGGATATTATTACATATAAATATAAATCTTGTAATATATGAATAAGTTTCCATCACTTTTCTTAATGCTGTTTGTGCGTCATTTGTCATTGATTCAGCTTCATCAAGTATTATAATTTTAAATGGAGGAGATGGATAATTTGGGTCTTCAGTTGTTGTTTTTAATTTTGTAAAATTTATAATTTTATTTCTTACAACACCAATACCTCTTTCATCTGATGCATTTAATTCTAAAATATTTTGTTCTAATCTTTTAAAACCATATAATTCATAACATAATGATAAAGCAGAACTGGTTTTACCTACACCTGGAGAACCCCATAATAATAAATTAGGCATTTCAAGTGTTTTAGTTATATTAATCATAAAATTAATTATTTCATCTTGTCCTATAATATTTTTTAGTTTGATTATTCTATATTTTTCAATCCATGATGTTTTATCATTTTTAAATGTATATTTTTCATTATTCATATTAAGTTATAATAATATTTTATTATTTAAATTCAATTTTTATATATAAATATATTTAAGCGTTTTATTGTATTATTATTTATAAATAATATTTTATATGAACACTGTAAATTTGGTAAATAAAACTTGCAATGAAATAACTAATAAATTATTTAATTCATTAGCTGATAATTCAGATAATATTACACCAAGTGATAATATTATTTCAACCAATTTTCTTATTTTTGGATATGAATTATCACTTTTCAGCATTTTTATAATTGTTATTGTATTAATTGTTGTTCTTAAATTCCTGTATTCATGGTTTTTTGGTTCTAAACATGAAGAAATTGTTAATATTGCTAAATCAGATAATGATTCATCAACAGAAAGTGATGATGAAGATGATATTTTTACAAGTAATAACAATTAAATTATTACTATTAAATAAAAAAATTTTTAATTATCTATTATCAATAGTATTCATAATTTTAATTTTAAATTTTGTTGAAATCTTTTTACCATATAACTTTGGAAGAGTTTTTAATAATTCTATCATATTTTTAATAATAAATTCTATTTTTTCATCAATTATTATTTCATCCAATAAATAACAAGTCATATTAATTTTATTTTCAACATTTTCTTTATTAAATGTTTCTTCATTATATTCAATTACTTTTTTTAAATCATTAATAATTATATTAATTATATTCAAATCAAAAAATGATGATTGATATAAATATACAATTGCTGATAATATTTTATTTGATTTATCCTGATCGTATTCTTTCATAATATTATCATACTCAAATTTAGTATAATCTCTTAATAAATTTTCAAATGTTTTTTTATTATTATCATCAATATAATACATATCTTTAATACTATAACATAATCTTGCAATAAATGTTTTATTAGCTTTAATTGTTGATTTTAATTTATTAAATACTAATACTACAAGTTCTTTAAATTCTTCAATATTATTAAATGTTAAATTCTTAATATTATTAACTGAATTATTAAAATTATTATTATTAAGAGTATTTAATGCTTCCATTATTACAGATTTATTAACATTATCTTCTATAGATTTTTTTAATACACCATTATTCTTATTCTTCTTTTCTTGCATTAATTCCCAAGTATTATTATCCAAATAATTTGTAATAATCTCATTAGTTGTTTCAACCATATCAATGGTCTTTAACAATTTATTATTATCAAATACTTCCATTATCAATATACTATTATTAAATTAATATTTTTAAATAAATTTCAATTTTTATTTTCTTGTATAAATTGTGCTCTTCTTTCCAAAATATTTATCTTTAACTTCCTTCAAATTACCCTCATCCTTTTTGAATACATAATACCTATATAAGAAAGCAATATCTTTATATATCTTATTTTTATCACTTTCCTCTGTGTAAAATGAATATACCTTTTCATTAAAATTTATATTTCCTAATTTATTTCCACTAGTCTCATTATTAACAACATCATTTAAATAATTTCTACTATCATTATAAACTGTTTTAAAATTTTCACTTTCAATTAATCTCATATTACATTTTTCTTTAAATGATTTAATTATAAAATCATGATCCACAATATATTCAGGTTCAAATTGTTCATCATCAAAAATCCAATTTAAATGGACATCTATAGTATCTCCTAAATGAGTTTTATTATTATCATCATATTTCTTTTTTAAACCAAATATCATTTTTTTATTTCCATTTTCATCTGTAAGATTTAAAATATATTCATTATCATTTTTTAATAATTTTCTTATTTTTTCCCCATCTAATACTTCAAATATTAAATAACCACCAGGTCTTAAATAATCATTTAAATTTTGACAAAAATTACTCCAAGAATTTTCATTCTTTAAATAATAATGTAATGACATACTTGAATTAGCTCTATCAAAATATGTTTTATTATTTTCTCCAAAAAATTTATTAAATAATTTTAT